ATTTAATTTATACATAACAAAGGCTGTAAAGCTTCTCGTTGTAATACTATTTGTTTCAAAGTATTCTTTGGCGATCCATTCAAATGTGCCTTCTTGTATACTATCCAATGAATATAAATAATTCATAACATCTAATTTTTCTTCAAACAAAAGACTCTCTATCATATGTGCTACAATATAACTAATTAAATAATCCTTTGATTCCGGATAATCTTTTGACATTTTACGAATAACAATACCACAATGTTTATACCAGTTGTCGTCACCTCTTGGGACTTTTGGTATTTTAGAAAACTCACGAGTAATATCAAAATTCACTTTCATTTCATCAACAACTCTTTTTCCTTCCGGGAAAGACAACTGTTCTTCGTCGATAATAGCATTGTTTAAATTTCTCTTATCAATTACTGGTTTTACTATATCCTGTTTAATTTGAAAGTTAATCATACTATGTTTATAGTCAATAGGAACAGATCTATCAAATATGGATGCATTTTTATCTCTCAACTCAACGGGTTGAAACAAATAATATTCCCCTATATTTACCAATCTACCATTTCTACCATATTTATCTGTAATAAATTCATTTTCGTCTTCTATTAATTGTGTTAGTGCGGCATAAATTTGAACATAGGGATATTCTTTCGGCGTTTGTATAGATTTAATTAATACATCTTTTTTATAAAAGAAACCCTCTTTCATAAGCATTCTTATACGCTGTAAAATTTTTTCAGAATTCATAATAATAAAATTTTCATTATATGTGTCTTCATTTAAGTCATCTTTATTAATATCTTTATCAGGTCTGCAACTATAATTACATTCTGCCATATAATCGCATGCTGGTGAGAAAGGAGCGTCACCAATTTTAAAATCATTTAATATTAATCCGGTTGATAGTTCTTGTTTTATGGGTTCTTTTAGATGCGCATTCAATATTTCTTGTGTAAAATTGGTTTGATCATGATTAATAATACAATCTACAGAGGTTTCCTTTAACACTCTTGTAACTTTACCGATTTGAATTGCTTTGTATTCAGCTACACGATAAACGTATAAATCCGCAGCTTCTTCTACGTTATCTCCTAAAATGGTTGCATACATAAAAATTTCAACATTTCTTTTTTCAAACGGCAAGTCTTTGTGAGAGAAATTACGAACCCCGCGACCTATAATTTGTTCAATACGGTTCATATTATACCATGGATCTATTATATGTACTTGGCGAATAAACTTAAAATCAATGCCTTCTGACCCGGCTTTAGATATGAGAACCACTTTGACTTTGTGTCCGTCTTTGTTATTATCATTTGTTAGCCCTTTGACTTCAAAATCGTTATCCGGAGATAGTTTTGAATCACCTGTAATCATAGCATAACGAGCAGGCATAAAACTCGTTTTTTCTTCTGCAGATGGAGTTTTCATCGTTCTAACATCAACAATATCTGTTGGTTTAGTCTTAAATAAGGATTTTGTTCCACGTTGTCCAAATCTTGTGAAACCCATTTCTTCCAATGCAAGTGCCATAGGAATTAAACCGCCATCAATATATTGAGAATAAATTAATATAACACCTTCAGAGACCTTCCCTGTTTCAGGATTTACAATATTATCAAGAATAGATTTGATTTTTGCACTGTATTTACCGACTGCATCACGAGAGAATATTTTACCGTAGTTATCCAACGTGGATTGTTTGTATTCGTATTCTCCTTTTATAGGAGGCGAGTTTTTTTCTACAAAATTCATCATTCTCTCTAAACCCAATTTACCCGTTAATTGTTTGGGATCAATGGAAGAACCACCACTTTGTATGCTTGTATTTGCACCTCCTTTTTTATCTTTGGGAACACAAATTTTTGATTTTGGCGGATGTTGTTTTTGCCCTTTTGGACATCTAAAATTCTTTGAGCCTTTAGGAGATAAATCTATTTCAGGTTCTCTATCATGTTCTTCTGGTTCTTCCTCTTGTTCTACAGGTTCTTCTACATCTTCTAAAATAGGTTTTTCATTTTCTTCATCTTCTTCCTCAACAATAGACTCAGAAAAACTCGGCGCCAATTCTTCAGATAATTTTTCTGTAGGCATTTCATCTAGTTCTGCTTTTAATCCATGAATAGGATAGGATATGATAAGTGATTCCAATGGTATCTGTAATTTGTCGTATCCAAAGGACTCCATATTTTGAAAATTAGGCATCTCTCTTACATCACCAGTCTTTGTAGTTAATAAAAACCTTTTGTTTCTTAAATTATGAATAATATATTTATAAACACAAAATTGACATTTGCCACAATTTTCGCATTCATTTACTTTTGTTAAATATAAACTTAATACTCGTTTTTTGTCTTCGTGTTTGATTTTTACCAAGTTCATTTGATAAGATGGATACTTGATCGCTGGAAATGTATTATTTTTTGCAAATTCACTAGGATAAACTCTATAAGGAAAAGTATAAGGATTCTCTCCGCGGACAAATGAAATATATCCTGTAGCCTTTCTAATAAGTAGTTCTTCGCCGTTTTTCTTAAAATCGCCTTTCTTATCAAAAATATCTTTCACTTCAATTCTAGCTCTTCTATCATTTGTATTCATTAAGTTCAAAAGCCAAATAATCTCTTTATAATTATTGTACATTGGAGTAGCAGAGAGAAGTAAGAAGCGCATATTTTGTGCAGCCTTTACGAGTAGTTCCAAATTCACAGCGACCTTTTTACTATTTTCGTTTTCATCTGTTTTACGAATATTATGAACCTCATCAATGACAACTAAACGATTGTTAAATTCATTACGGAGACGCTTAATGATTCTACTGTTTAATTCCACTTTTGTTTCTTTTAGCATTTGAATTCTTGTTTTTTCGCCAACAGGATTTTCAGTTCTTCTTTTGAAACTTTGTCTTTTTACTTCGTCTTCATAATTCATCGTTTTAATTATATAATTTGCGAATTGAATGTATCCTAGAAAAATGTAATATGAATTTATCAAGTTTTTAATTTGACTAACGACTTTCTCTCTAGGTATTCCTTTCATATTCATTGGATTAATCTCTTTTAATAATTTATTGCCTATACAACCCTTTATGTTCCATATTCCATCTACTTGTTTTAATTTTCTCTCGTCAAATAACTGTAACTTAAAATTATCTTGGACATTTTCAGAAGCAACTATAATAATTCTTTTTGTTATACCAGTTTGTTTCATATAATCTCGCATCTCTTCACACACGCCAATTGCACTGCAAGTTTTTCCAGTCCCAAGCGAATGGTATAGCAATAAACTACTATAAGGTGTTTGAAAAGACATAAAGTTTTTGACAAAAGCCTGGTGTGGTTGTAATTCAAAATCGGCTTTTGCTAAAAGATCTGCATGTTCTTTAATTTGCTCATAAACAGTTCCATCATATTTTGTATCGTTGAATTCCTTTTTTGTCGCAATTTTAATATTAAACTCTTTGTCATTTAGATTAGGATATAGATAAGGATTTTCTTCAGAATGCTCTGCAAGATATTCCCTCTCTACATATTCCTTCTTTAATAGAAATTTATTACAATCTTTTGAATAAAATTTCTCATCTTGACAATCAATTGCTTCATATTCTCTTTGTAAATCTTCTTTTGACAAGTCAAAGTCAATAGGTTCAGAAGATGTAGAGAGAACAACATTATTTGATGATGTAGGCGGAACATTTGATGACGATGATGCTTCATTATTTATTGTAAGTGTTTTTTTTGCAGGTGGAACTGATGAAGATATTGACCCAAATACAGAATGCATCAATTCATCTGTATTTTGTTTTTCAGAAGATGCTGTTGATGATGATGATGATTGATCCGATGATGAAACATTATTTATTTCAAGTGTTTTTTTTGCAGGTTGTTCAGAGGAAGATGTCGTTAAATTATCTATAACAAGCGGAGGTTTTTTTGCTTCTTTGATCGCTTCCGGTTCAGATGGCGGAGATAATGGTGGTGGTAATTCTGGCAGTGAAGAAAATGATGAACTTGACGGTTCATTGTTAATTATTAATTGTTTTTTTCCTTTTTCTTTTTTTCCAGTTTCTTCCTTTTCTTCCTTTTCTTCCATTGCCTTTTTATGCTGCTCTGATTTGCTACGTATGTGCATTCTTAAGTTTGTTAATTCGTTTTCTAAATCGCTTCTGTCTATATTTAATTTTAAACCAAAATCCAATACATCTTTATCATTATTTGCTTTTTTTTCAGCTATTTTTGCTTTTATCTCTGATAATCTAGATTCCATGTTTTTCTCTCTATCCAATAATTCTGATAAGGACGGATTAGGAATAACTACTTCATCTAGATCTACAGGTTCTCCCATTTCATTTAGAGTCATACGTTTTTGTGTTTTATTTTGAGGTTTTCTTTTATTTTGTGTTTTTGCTTTTTTGTTATCTGACATAATATATTATATATTATGAATATAATCTATATTCTTGTAATACTTTATTAATATTTTTAATTAACTCCTTTTTCTCTAAATTATATGGTCTTATTGATTCTAAACACTCGTCTATCGTTTTCCACTCTATTTTACTTACTTCTGTTACTTGGAATTTATCAAGATACTCTTCTGGATCATTCATATATGCCAAAAAATATTTATGTTTATATGACTTATGGTTTGTTCCTATAAATATTTCTTCAAAAGGTAAGACGTTTTCTATAATTTTGATTTTTGATGATAATATACCAGTTTCTTCTTCAAATTCTCTCAAAGCGCAATCTAAATCTTTTTCTTTGAAATTACGCCTGCCTTTTGGAAATTCCCATTCGGTTTCTCTCCATTCTGTTGTGCTTTTATTTACTATATCTGTTAATGTAATCGTTTGATCATTTATAGCAACGCCTGCTCTAATAGAATCTATTTTTTTACATGATACTATCTCTTCATTCTTATATTGTGAATTCGTTGTTTCGCACCACATATCATTCCATAGAGTTGCAAAAGGTTCTTTTAAAATTCTCTCCTTTTCTATTAGAGACATTTCATTTACTATATTTTGAATCTGAAAAATATTATATGGAGAATATTTACCACGAATAAAGTCTATATATCCGAAACTATCTTTCCGCCTTATCATAAGGTATTGTAATCCCTTTTCACTTGACCTAAAAACTATAATACCATAACTGGTTATTGGTAGCTTGCATTGATGAAACGAATGGCCTTGTTTGCCACAGTTATTACAAATATTTGTATTTTTATTCATGTTTAATTATAATATTATTTATACAATTATATTTAAATAATATTGCAGTATTAAATAATATAATAGTTTAATAATCATATTTTTTTTAATGCAAAATATTAATGCCTCCAACTATATATCTAGACCCAAAAGTATGGGGTCCACATTATTGGTTCTTCTTACATACATTAGCAATGACATATCCACACCACCCAAACGCGGTAACAAAAAAAAAGTATTATGAGTTCATACAAAATTTACCACTTTTTCTTCCAGTGGAAGAAATTTCAGGCGAGTTTAGTAAATTAATAGACAAATACCCCATTACACCTTATTTAGATAATAGAGACTCTTTTGTTCGTTGGATGCATTTTATACATAATAAAATAAATGAAAAGCTAGAAAAACCAACAATAACATTAAACGAGTTTTTCGTTGACTACTACAATGAATATAAATCACATGATGAAAAATTCACTGAATATTACAAGATTAGAGAGAAAATAATATATTTTGGAATTGTATTTGGAATAACAGGCGCTATATATTATTTATATGATAAATAAGAAAAAAATGTTTATCGCTATAAAATATCTATACAAAATATTACTATAAAATATATTTATTATATAGCGATATATATAATAATGAAAATAAATACAGGAGGAAAGGTAATAGCATCAGGAGGTTATGGATGTGTATTCAGTCCTGCATTAAAATGTGAAGGAGCAACAAAGAGAGAAATAGGCAAAATATCTAAATTAATGACATCAACTCGCGCAAAAGATGAATACGCTGAAATTCTTTCCATAAAAGAAAAATTAGATGAAATAGAAAACTACAAAGATTACTTTTTAATATACGATTTAAATTTATGTAAGCCTGCTAAGTTGTCCCCTTCAGATTTAAAAGAATACTCAAAGTGCACTGCACTTCCCAAGGACCAAATAACAGTAAAAAATATAAACAAAAGAAGAAACGAATTAATATCATTAAATTTGCCAAATGGAGGACTACCAGTAGATGATTATTTATATGAAGATGGTTCTTTTGAAAAAATATACAAGTTACATGTAAGTTTATTTCAATTATTGAAAGAAGGGATTGTTCCTATGAACAAAAAAAATGTCTATCATAGTGATATAAAGGATTCAAATGTTTTGGTAGAGGATGATTCAACAACAACAAGCTTTAAAACCACTAAAGTAGAAACCAAAAAAATACAAACCAGATTAATAGACTGGGGACTAGCAAATCAATATAAACCATTTAAAAACGAACCATTTCCTAGATCCTGGAGAAACAGACCATTTCAATTTAATGTTCCATTTTCAGTAATTATATTTTCAGATTCTTTTATAGAAAAATACACAGAATATATTAAAAATGGCGGTAAAACAGACTATACGCATCTAAGACCATTTGTCATTGATTACATAAATTTTTGGTTTAAAAAAAGAGGTGCAGGTCATTATAAATTTATAAATGAAATAATGTATACCTTTTTTAGTAAAAACTTGAATACAATTGCGTCAGAAAGCAAACCCGTAGTTATTGAAACACAAATAACAATGGAATTTATTGTGAATTATATAGTTGATGTATTAGTTCATTTTACTAAATTTAGAGAAGATGGCAAATTGAATTTGAGAGAATACCTTGATAATGTTTTTATACAGATTGTTGATATATGGGGATTTATTTGCGTATATTATCCATTAGCAGAAGTGCTTTATAATAATTATGATAACTTATCTGTTTCTGAACTAAAGATTTTTAATAAAATAAAAAATTTATTTGTTATCTATTTGTTTAATCCAAGACATGAACCAATTGATATGAATTTATTATATTCTGATTTAAACGATTTAGGAAACTTGATTAGTATTAAATTAAGGGAAAAAATGGTTAAAAACACAAAAAGGAGTTTAAAAATGAGTTTAAAAATGAGTTCAAAAGCTGCAGGTGTTCATAAAAGAACAAGAAAAAATACAACTAATAATAAATATAATGGTAACACATTTTCTTTTAAACGTAGACCAAAACGTAGAAAATTTAGAAATCCATTTTTTTTGTTATTAAAATAAAAATCTTTTTATATTGTATAATGAACAAGGAATTTAGTAAACTTTGTACGCCTGCCAAAATTTATTTTGTACTTGCTGTTATTGCTTGTATTTTTGCTTTATTTAATGGATTAGGAGTTGTTGCTGTAATTGTTAAATTGTTTTTTGCCTTCGTTTGGACCTTTATCTTAAGTTGGTTATGTGAAAAGGGATACAAGAATCTTTCTTGGTTCTTGGTTTTGTTACCATATGTTATGATACTTTTAATGTTGGTTGGTTTAACGTCAAGTAGCTATATGAGTTACACTCGTATGTTATACCCTGGAATGACCCCTATGAATGGGGCTGGTCAAATGATGCCAATGATGGGATCTGGCATGATGATGAAGGAAGGAATGTCTACTCAAGATAGTAAGAAAAATATGATGAAACCAATGTAATCGAGTTATTATTAATTATAGGTTTTAACTATTATTTTATATATGTTAATTAATATATATGAGATTAGAAATATTTATATTGGGTTTAACAGCATTTTTTGTATATAATGCTTATGCTGATGGAAAATATACGAAAATGTTGTTGTCGTTCAAAAAATATTATAAAATGATTTTTTATGTTACTCTTGGTGTAGGCATTTATGTATTACTAAAAAGAAATCCAAATCAGGGTAGAAATATGTTATTGTATGCAAATAATTTTGTTAAGTTTTTACCAATTGATAAAAACTCTATGGATATGCTAAGTCCAATAATAGATTTCACAACCAAAAATGAAAACGGCGACGAATGTTTTATGGAATCATTCAATGGTTTTGACTCTTCTGCATTGAGTAACGAGAGAAGAATAACTAGTTCAGGAAAAAATGGAACGAAACGTTCTGTTAGTGAAACAAAGAAAAAATATGTTGCAGCAAGCCAAGAATGGAAATGTGGTCACTGCAAATCACAATTAGATCATACATTTGAGATAGATCATAAAATACGATTGGAATATGGAGGCGGCAATGATACCCAAAATTTAATAGCATTATGTAGAAATTGTCATGGTAGAAAAACAGCTGATGAGAATATGTAAATATAATTAATAATATACTATTTAAAGAGCTTTAAGTATAAGGTATAATATTATTTTTTAATCTATAATAAAACTATTTATCAAGCATTATAATATTATGTTATAGTAATATATGGATCAAACTAAAAATAATTTATCAGAATTAAAAACACCTAAAATTTTCTATCCATTTATCGGAATAATTGTAATATTAATCATCGTTTTATTTTGTATGTTGTTTAAAGTGCCAAATCCATTTTCAAGCAGTATAACCAAAACAACAAATCAAGGGTTATACACGCCTATTTATATTGTATTATTTATTATTCTATTACTTATTACTTGTTTTAGTTTATTACCAAATTTTAAAGAATTAAAAGCTTTATTTATGCAAATTAATAATGTAACTTATACAGTTATGTATACCATATTTTTAATTTTATTTTTTACACTTATGCCAAAAGATATAATTAATAATTATGCTTATATTATTTTGCCGATTACAGCATTATTATCCATTTTATTTTTTTATATGAGCTTTAAAAAAAATTTAGTAGAAGAATTTAATTTTAATTACGAGAGAATTAAAGTTTTAATTTTATTTTTTTGTTTAATTGCTAGTTTAATTGTTTTTTATAATGTTGATCCAGGCGGTTATATTAATACATATTTCGGTTTTTCTCTTTTACTAACTATAATTATTACTGTTTTTGCATTTTTATACTTGGTTATAGTTTTAACATTACCCGATAAAGTTGTTGAACCTTTAAAGGGAACAAAATCTAGTAATTTTTTATCATATTTTTCAAATATCTCATCTTATGGTAGTATTTTATTCTTTCTATTTATTGCAATTGTTACTATTGCGATTTCAACGTATCCAGGAGGGTTTTTTAATGATAAAACTACATCTGCTGCCTCTATTTGCATTATATTAATAATTTGTATTTTTTGGACTCTTATTCTAGGAACAATTCAATTTCCAGAAATATCAAATAACGCTAAAGTTACCGATAGGTTTAACTTATTTAAACGCTCTTTATTAGCTATTTTTGGAATTATTATTTCAAGTTTAACTATTTTTTGGATTGTTTATACTATTCAACATTTCACTGCAGGTTCAAGTTCAAGTATTACCAGTTTAGTATTAAATGTGTTACTCGTTGCAGTCATTTTGGGTTTGATATATAAGACTATATTTGTTCAACTACCTGCAGGTAATTCAAATAAAAATGGATTCTTTTCATTGCTTGCTAATTTAGTCTTTTATATTCCTTGTTTAATTGGCAATACATTTGATAACATTGGTAGTTTAATGACGGGTCAATATGGCGCAACCAATGCTGGTTCTATATTAATGCTAATAGTTACTATTATACTAATCGTTTTATATTTTAAACTACCTAATTTACTTAACAAGTTTATTATTCAAGGTGGTAAGCAATTAATTAATGAGCCTGTAACTACATCTACATTACAATCATTAGGAACATATCAAGATTTAAATGGAAGCGATAACTATGATTACCAATATAGTATTTCACTTTGGTTTTATCTTGATGCCGACCCCCCAAATACAAATCCTTCTTATAATAAATATACGTCTTTATTAAATTATGGAAATAAACCAAATGTCCTCTATTGTGGAAAAACGAATACACTTATGATAACAATGCAGCAAAAAGATTTGGAAAAAACAACTAAAAATAAACTTACCGATTTTGATGAAAATGGCAATAGAATACTTTATGTGAATGATAAGGTACTTTTGCAAAAATGGAACAATATGATAATTAATTATAGTGGTGGTATTTTAGATATATTTTTAAATAATGAATTAGTTAAATCTGATATAGGTGTAGTACCATATTATACAATAGATAATTTAACTGTAGGAGAAAATCCTGGATTAAATGGTAGTATTTGTAATGTAGTTTATTTTAGACATCCATTAAATACAACGAATATGTACATTTTATACAATATGGTCAAGGATAAAACACCACCAATACTAAGTTCATCTAGTGCAACAATATTAAAACAAAATGTAAATACAACATTTACCTCTGCTCAACAAGTGAATGCAAACACAAATATTCCAGATATTACAAATATGTAGTTCTACTATTTATATTATTGTATTATTTATGTGATTATATTAATTAATTTAATAATTAATTTACTAAATTAACTAGAAAATTTCTAAATCTATATTATACAATGAGTCCTTTAAGTATAGTTATTTTAATAGTAGTTATTGTTCTTGTTATTTTATTAATACAATATATTTTCTCTGACCCATACACTCTTCAAAGTTTGCAAAATGGTAAAACTGCGTCTACTGTACAAGCCTCTTCTTTAGCAACAAATGGTTCCGCCGTCCCTTCCAGTAATTTTGCATATTCTATATGGTTTTATGTTAATGACTGGAACTATCGTTATGGCGAATCTAAAGTTATTTTTGGAAGAATGGGTTCTGCAAGTGCCTCAGGTTCTGGATCTATAACTGGATTAAATGGTCTTGATCCTTGCCCAGCTGTTGTTTTAGGGGCTGTTGAAAATAATATTTCGGTATCTTTAGGATGTTATCCTGGAATAAATCAACAACCTACAACTCGCGGAGGTTCTACTGTTGTTAAAACATGTAGCGTATCAAATATTCCTATTCAAAAATGGGTTAATTTAACTGTGAGTGTTTATGGAAGATCTATGGATATTTACATTGACGGAAAATTGGTTAGAACTTGCTTATTGCCTGGCGTTGCTAATGTCAATAATAACGCTAATGTGTATATCACACCAAATGGCGGTTTTGAGGGTTGGACTTCTAAATTCCAGTATTACCCCAATTCAATTAATCCACAAGAGGCATGGAATATTTATACTGGCGGTTATTCAAACTGGTTTAGTAGTTATAAAGTTCAAATATCTTTAGTAGAAAATGGAAACACACAAAGTAGTGTTACTATCTAAGCTTTATACAATAAAGATTATACATTAAAAGATATACAATAAAAGATATACATTAAATTTACAGATTAATTTATTTTTCTTATTTATTTAATATATATATGAGTGAACAAGGCACATTTAATTCATTTTCTACAAATAAGGGAACTTTTGGAACACGAGAATTTTTAGAGTCTAATAGTTTAGTAGCTAAATTCGCATTTTTATTATTAGTAATATTTGGTTTTATCATTTTATTAAGGGTTGGTATTTCAGTTGTTTCTTATTTGTTAAAACCCAATTCATCCCCCCATCTTATGGATGGTATGATTGATGCTAGCCAAATGATAGTTTATCCACAGGACCCAAGTAATAATGGAGCAGTAACTATTTACAGGTCTGTTAATGCAACCGAAGGTCTTGAATTTACTTGGTCTGTATGGCTTTTTATTAATAACTTAAACAGCAATAGTACTTCATCAATGTATAAGCATATTTTTAGTAAAGGTAATAGTAATTTACAAGAAAATGGATTAACATACCCAAATAATGCTCCTGGTTTGTATATTGCGCCAAATACCAATTCTCTAGTTGTTATGATGAACACTTTTAATGTGATTAATGAAGAAATTTTAATTCCTGATATACCTATTAATAAATGGGTGAATGTTATCATTAGATGTCAAAATACTACATTAGATGTGTATATCAACGGAACAATTGCCAGAAGTATTAA